GCGGCAAGGGTACGGTGTGTACCAGCCGGTGACGCCGGTGCCGCGCACGCCTGCCGATGACCGCGAGGTGGAGTTGATCGCCGCGCGCTTNCGCCAGGAGCACGGCCAGCCGCTGAGCGAGCGCGACCGGGAGATCCTCGGCCTTGTCGGCCCGCCTCCGCCGGGCGAGTTTCCGGAGGGCGTGCCATGAGCGCCATGTTGACTCACGAGCAGCTGGAGGAGCAGATCATCGAGTACCTGCGCCTCATGCACTGGGTCGCCTTCCGCACGCACTACGGCGCCAGCTACAAGCCGATCATTCCCGGCTGGCCTGACATCGTGGCGTTCAAGGACGGGAGCACGATGTTCGTCGAGGTGAAGGTGGGGCGGGACAAGGTGAAGCCGAAGCAGGCCGCGATTGCTCTGCTACTGCGCAGCGCGGGGATCTGTGTGATCGAGGCGCGGCAGCTGGAGGACGTGCTGGAGGTGGGCAAACTATGAATCCTGAACTACACCGGCAGATCCGGACCATCGACCCGTGGCTCGCGATATATGCTCCCACGGTGATTGTCGCGCTGTGCATCGTCGCCATCGTATATCTCGCTGACCTTGCTTACCGCATCGTCTGGTGGTGGCGCATCCGGAAATCAAAGAGATCGCGTAGGCAATAGCGTTCCGCGAAAACTGGGAGGGCTTGTGANTCGGAAGTGCAGGGANGAGCTTTTCAGGTCTGACATCGAGGGCTACATTGCCGCGGTGGCCCGCCGTCATTTCCGCGACGAGGCAGACCAGCAGGACGCGCGCCAGGATGCGAGGGAGGCGGTCATGCGCAAGCGCGGCCGGGTGTCAGTTGCTGAATGCCGCCAGCTCGTCTATCGAGTGATCAACGCGAAGTATCACCGAGAGCGCAGGCGAAGGCTGCGCGAAGTGAGGATGATGTGAGTGACGGGAAAAAACTGCTACTGCTTCTCGTCTGTGTGGTCTACATCTTTGCCGCCGGGCTTCTGCCTATTCTTCTTGCGGGCCACCTCCATCCCGCACTCAGGATTCTGATATTCTACAGCTCGTCCGTCGGCTTATATTTCGCGGTCAAACTGACAGAGAAAAACTAAAACGTCCACATAAACGTCCACACGATTTCTTCCCGGCGTCCATAGCTATATAGACAGGCGAAATGAGGGCGAGGAAGCCCGGGGGTGCCGGACCCTTCCAGCGGCGCCCCGCATTTCGCCCCGGGAGGGACGTTCTGATCTCGTTGCGGAAGTACGACAGCGGTCTGCACCCCACGCTCTGTTACTACATGGCGCTCGCCGGCCTGACTCTCGCGCAGATTGCGGAGCAGATCGGCATCGCTGACCGCACGCTCGACGCATGGGTAAAGGCTCACCCCGAGCTCCGTGCAGCAATGAAGCCGGGCAAAGACTTCGTCGACAACCTGGTCGAGGGCAGTCTCCTCAAGCGCGCGNTGGGATACGACGTTGTGGAGGTGACCCGTGAAAACGTAGTCGTCGGATTTCGCCCTGACGGTTCCCCGAAGTACAAGCTGAAGGTGACAAAGAAAGTCACGAAGCACATCGCCCCCGATCCCGCCTCAATGATCGTCTGGATGAAAAACCGCAAGGGCTGGCGCGATCGCGTCGATCTCCATCACGGCGGGAGCATCGCCACGCGGCCCGACTACTCCCGGCTGACCGACGAGGAGATCAGGACCATGCAGGCGCTCGCTGCAAAGGCGGAGGCCAATGCAAGCGGCAACTGAGGCGCCCGTGAAACTCCCGACCCTCGACGAACTGAATCAGGAGATGGCGCGCCGGCATCACCTGGACTTCATCACTTACACCTGGACCCGCGGGGAGCCCTACGTCGTCGGCCGCCACACCCGCGCTATTTGCGACCGCATCGACCGGGCTATCGCCGACTACCGGGCCGGCCGCTCGACGTTCATCGTCGTCAACGTCCCCTTCCGCCACGGCAAGAGCGAGATCCTGAGCCGCCATCTTCCGCCGCATTTCCTCGGACTCTTCCCGGACCAGCACGTGCTGCTTGCCACCTACTCCGCCGAGCTTGCCGGCGATCACTCCCGAGACGCTCGGCGCATCATGCGCAGCGAGCAGTACCAGCAGGTGTTCCCCGGCGTCTCTGTTGCGGACGACTCCTCGGCTGCCGATCGCTGGGGAATCCAGGGAAAGGCCGGCGGGATGTTCGCCGTGGGATTCGGCGGGTCGATGACGGGCCGCGGCTACGCATGCGGCCTGGTCGATGACTTCCTGAAGTCCCGGGAGGAGGCGGAGAGCGCGCTCAATCGGGAGCGCGTATGGCAGAGCTTCACGAACGACTTTCTCACCCGCCGGGCGCCGGTGTCGATCACGTTCGTGCTGAACACGCGGTGGCACCAGGACGATCTGGTCGGACGGATCCAGAAGGCGATGTCCGCGGACCCGACCTTCCCGCGGTTCGAGGTCATAACCTTCCCCGCTTCATCGGATGGGACGTTCGCCCCTGATACCCTGCTCTTCCCGGAGCGTTTCCCGGCGGAATGGTACGCGCAGCAGCGCGCTGCGCTTGGCACATATGGGACCGCGAGCCTCCTCCAGCAGAACCCGATCCCTCGCGGCGGCAACTTGCTGAAGACCGGCAAGATCCAGATTCACAACTCCATGGACGAGTTCCCCGCCGACCTGCGCTATGGTCGGGCGTGGGACCTGGCGAGCACCGTCAAGGAGACGCTGAAGGCAGACCCCGACTTCACGGTCGGCCTCAAGGGCGCGATTCAGGATGTCCAGGGGGTCCCCCACATCTGGATCGCCGATGTCGTCCGCGGCCAGTGGGAGGCGCCGGAGCGCGATCGTAGAATCGTCCTGGCCGCCCAGCTCGACGGCGGCGGTGTGCGGGTGGGCACCGAGAGCGTCGCTGGCTACAAGGACACGTTCACCCGGCTGCAGCAGGTGCTCGCCGGAGTCGCCACGGTGCAGGCGATCGTTCCCGCCGGAGACAAGATGGTCCGCGCCTCGCCGCTGGAGCCGATCTTCGAGGCCGGCAATGTGCACCTGCTTCGCGCGCCATGGACCGCCGACTTCCTCGCCGAGCTCGAGGCATTCCCCAGCGGCAACCACGACGACCAGGTCGACGCGCTCACCGGGTTGTGGATCATGCTCCAGCGCACCGGCGTGAGGTTGACATTCCTATGAGCCGCATCAGCGAGATCGTCGATCGGGTACTGGCTCCCTGGCGCGCCGCGGCGAAGACGGAGTCACCGAACGGCCTTGGCGGGATGGGCATCAAGGACAGCAACCCGCTGCTGCGCAAGATGTTCGGCTGGTCAGCGGAGAGCGACAGCCTCACCAGCCCGTACTCGCAGATCCCGATCATCTACGCATCGATCCGCGCTGTGGAGAAGGTGCTCGCGCAGACCGAGTGGCAGCTCTTCCGCGGCGAGCGCCTCATGGATGACCGCGATCCAATGTACCGACTCCTGGCAACACCGAACATCCGGCAGTCAGCATATGACGCGCGGATGACCATGGGCTCCAATCTCCAACTCCGCGGGAACACCTACGCGGTGAAGTCGCAGGAGATGAGCGGGGGCCTACCGGCGGCGCTGTACTTCTGGCCGTCGAGCTACTTTACGCCGAAGTACACGCAGGCTGGCGCGTGGGTCGGGTGGATGGTGAAGCGGGGGAAAGAGGCGCCGCAGTTCTACCCGCCCGAGCGCGTGATCCACGTGCCGACCTTCAACCCGTCCGACGAGATGATGGGTCTCGCCCCTCTGGACGTGCTGAAGCAGAGCTACTCCGCGCTCTGGGAGGCCGTGGTCTACAACCGCAAGTTCTTCCGCAACGACGGCACGCCCCCGATCATCTACAAGATCCCGCAGGGCTTTCGCGATGACCGCGAGCGCAATATGTTCCACAAGGAGATCAAGGAGCGCGCGGGGGAGAAGAAGGCGCATACCGCCCAGGTGCTCGAAGGAGAGGTAGAGACCACCGTCGTCGGCTTCTCGCAGAAGGGTATGATGTTCCTGGAGCTCCTGAAGTACTTCAGCGACGACGCGCTGATGGTGTTCGG